TCGTACAAGGAATCGGTAAACGAACTAAGTTGACAGTCTACTTTATCGGTGACGGATTAATTGGTCTAGGAATCATTATTCCTCAATTAGCCGTAGCCCTTCAGGTTGGAACGTTACAAACTGTATCGGCATGGTCAGGCGTATGTGCTGCCGCTGGTGCGTTTATTCTTACCATGTTCGGTATCTACAAGGGTGGAAGACAATAATCTGCTAAGATAATAGGGTAGGTGAATAGCCTACCTTTGCCCCCTCCTTTCAATAACCCCTCTCGCAGGGGTTATTTTATTATCAAAAAGATACACCCCCAAGCAAGGAGGTGTATCGGAAAGGACAGAAGTAGCCATCGGCTACCCTTTTATTATATAGGAAGTCTTGATTTTTGTCTAGGTTCAAGTATGATATAAAGTATGAATGAAAATATGCACCATGTTCTATATCAAAGAAGGCAATGGAATAGTCGAACCGATAGTGCCGCATTAAGACAGAGCACAGGATTAATTATTCCGATGGACTGCGATGTACATAAAGAGCTTCATCGCCAGGCTTGGGAAGGAGTTCCAGTACTCGGTGTTCAAGCAGTAAGACAGGTAATGAATGAGATCGAGAAAAAAGACAACTACCTAGACGTTATTGACAACGTTCTATACCTGATAGATAAAACCAATGACCCTGTTGCGGATTTTGCCATATATGCCATAGAAAGACAATTACCTTTTATAAAGGAAGGTATAACTCGTCGATATATCGGCAACCGTCTTAGATAGTGTGTATGCGATTTTATATTCAAAGACGTATAATTTACTATCTATCACAATAAAGTCCCTTAGAACACGTTAGAAAAGGAAATAGACCCATATTACAGGGTCTATTGTTATATTTATACTATCTTAATACCAGTGCTTACTTACCCAGAAGTTGTATGCTCCAGCGTAACTGCCATATCGACTCTTTACGTAAGAGTGTTGCCACTTAAGTTGGTCTACAGGGTTAGAAGAGTAACATAATGAATCTGCTGGCTTGTTAAGACATTGTGCTAATCCGAATGCTCCACTACTTGCATTTCGGGCTTGTGGGTTCCAGCTAGACTCTTTGGTTACGATGTAATCTACATACGCCCAATCGCTTTCTGGGATTCCTGCCTGTGCCATCAATTGTTGCTTATTTCCACTGACATTTCTTGGTGGAGCTGCTGCTGAAGCCGTCTTAGAAACGGTAGCGGCTTGTGCTAGCTTTTGTTTAGCCTCAGCCTTAGCTTGAAGTTTAGATTCTAACTCTAGTTTTTGTTTTTCTAACTCTTCAATCTTCTTTTGAGATTCAGCATTACTATTCTTCGAATTGTCTAATTCTTTAGCTGTTCTATCTAAATCTTGATTTATCTTATTCAAATTATTATTAAGTTTCTTGAGTTCACCATCTTTTGTCTTAATCTGTGTGTGTTGAAACTCAATTCGACCGTTTTGTTCTTTGTTATTTTGAAATGCCCACACACCTAGAGTCAATAATGCTATTGTCAATACGCCGATTACTGCTTTTTCGATAATATTCGACGTGTGTGTGTTATTAGTTAATTTACCCATAACAAGTGCTTCCCCTTAGACCAAAGATTAGAGTTAGCTATTTTTTTCCTTTCGCTACGAAAGCGGTTACTATTAGATATACTGTAAAGACAATCTGTGGCGCGATAAGAATCTTTGGCAACTTACCGTCCAACCCATTCCAGATAGTATAGGCTGACCACGCCATTGAACAGACAATAAGTGTCATTACAATAGCCATTATACCATCAACTACCCGACTGATATTAGATTTTGTATTGTTGGAGTTTTCTACTTTACTCATTTTTTTAAGTGTGTCCTTTCTTTCTATAAGTTAGTTTTTCTAACTTATGTATGTATTATATATCAAAATAGGACAAAAGTCAATACTTTTTATGTTTTTTCTTTAGAGTTATCAGGCTTTACCTTATTCCAATAGAAGTCGAACACTTCATCTCCTGATGGATTTCTGCGGAAAAAGAAGATTAAATGCTTATCTTCCTCACTTAACCCTAGGCTGGTATTAAGAGCTATCGCTTTATTAGTCATATTTCTTGTCATACCTACTAGACGGAATGAGTTCCTTTTTATTTCTCGGTAATCAGCCATTATTGACTGATAAATGGACTTTACCTGAGGTAAGAACTCATCGGGTATATTCATATCTACCAATGTTTCACCATTTTTTAACCGTTCCCAGATATTCTTAGGAGTAATGTTCGAGATAAACCTATGTCGCTCTATAAACTCTTGAGTTTTAACCTTAACTCTAGCTTGGGTGTCGATGTCGTATAACACAACTCCTTCAATACCAGATTTCTCTAGGTATTTCCTAGCTAGTGTTGGAGTAAAACTTTCAACGGGGGTAAGAAAAGACGGTAGCTTAACTGATGTCGGGAATAATTCACTCCCATCATTAAATCTTACTGCCCAGCATTTTAATTTCGGAACATTCCCATGTCTAGTTACAATAATTCCTTCATCTCCAGGAAAGTCCATCAGTAATTCACAACAGAATAGAATATCCTCTGGCAATTTATTATTGTGAAGACTATTTAATACCAAACTTCTAGCAGTCTGGGCATACTTGCTTTCAAATGCACCCTTAGACGTAACTATTAATCCATATTCGTGGTCATTGATAATCTGAATCATATAACCGTCTTCTTTAGCTGTGATATAACAATCCTCAAAAGCTACTTTTTCCGCTCCAGGTTGTCCTATATTGAAAAACTTCGGAACGCAATTTATAACTATTCGCCCTGAATCATCTAGAACTAATCCTCTTGCCATACGAGTTTCTGGTGTCCAATTTCTTTCAATCTCAGTTTTCTGCGTATATGTATAAATACTCAATGGTAATTGTGGATGTCTTTGAACGCGAACATACCCATCTTTAACTAATTTATTTAACTTTTTCTGTAGACTAGTCATGACGTATAATTACATACTCACTCTGGATTTGTGTATGTTTCCCTTCGATAATTGTTAACCTGGTCTTTTTCAATTAAATTAGCCAATTTACGTGCTGAGGCGAACTTATTCTCGTATCTGTCAACAATTGATTTGGCTCTCTGAACTTGGTATTTCCACTCAATCTCAATTCTCACTACTCGCATATATTCTTCATTTTGAACAACCCAAGCTTCTTGTTCTTTCTGATTGTTTAATCCTAGAATGTCTTTACGCTTAGTGCATTGACCCCACAATTTAGCTATCTGACGTTTAGAGTCATCTTTAGCGTAGTCATATGCTCGTTGTATTTTAGATAGTAGTAAATTAGCGTCAGCAATTAAATCAGGTAGGGTACTTAATTCGCGTTGAATGTCTTGTTCGCTCATATAGGAAACTTGTCCGTACTCTTTGAGCTCCTCAGCTATCTTACCTAGAGATTCGTCTACCTTGACAATATATTTTTCTAGACGTTCAATACGTTCTTTTTCTTCTTGTGTCTGGAATATGTCCTGTCCTATCATCTTATCCCTCCATGCTTATATATTTATTATATAAAAATAGGGGCTATTTTTCAACTCTTCTTTCTAATTGGTAAATAATCGTTACCAACAGAAACAATACTGCCGTCCTGAATAAGGTATAGGAATTACTGATAAGAAACATCAATCCTATAATACCTACCAACACTACGAAATCTATACTTTTCTCTTTCATTTCTCCTCCAACAACTCCTCATACTCGCTAATCAAATCCATGATACTTTCGACAGAATCGCTCTTTATGCAACTAGCTTCTTTGTAAAAATCGTCTGGGTCAACTTGTTTATGCTCGTACATCAGGGTTAAATCACCAATCTTATAAGATAGATTGTCTATAACAAACTTGATACGAGCCATTAAATCTTCGTCTGTCATTATTTCTCCTCCACTAATTCAGAGTTTTCGTGAATATTGCCAACGACCTCTAGGTTTGTTAATTCAAAGAGAGATTCAGCCACACCTGCACATTCGCCTACAAATCCACCATCAGCAAACTCAACCACCCAGTACTCAACAGGTTCGCCCGTGTCATCTATAAGGATGTCGCCCTCGTAGATTTCTGTACCGTTCTTGTCTTTCAGTCCAGTGAATTGCTCAATAACAATCTCGTCTGCCTCAACAATTCTTCGGTCATAAAAAGACTCCTCTATAAGAACGGCTGTATAAACTCCATTCCCATCAAATCGTAATGATTCAACCTGACACATTTGTTTATATGGCTTGTACCAAGCCCTAACTTTTAGTTCACGCATTATAATATGTCCTTCGCCTCAATAACCTCTATATCACTGATATCGTCATCAAACAATTCTAATGCTTCCCAGACGGTATAATCCTGAATCTCGTCGAAATCGATGCTTGCGACATTTGGTTCCTCTTTAATATATTTATCAGCGGCTTCCTCTGCCTCTTTATAACTATCAGCTTCAACAAAGATGCTTCCTTTAACGGTTTGTAGAATATCGACTTTATAAATCATTGCCATTTCCTTTCTCTAGTAATTTAATTGACATTCGTTATTCAATTACCAATCACAAAATAGCTCCTGTCCTTTTCTTTGGTTTGGTCGTTTCGGTATAATCTCATCAGTATCATCTCTAATTATTAAATCCACTCCTTCTGAATAGTAGCCGTTCTGTTCGCTACGTGCCTGAGCCCATTTCGGTATGCCGTGTATATCTTTAATGCTGAACCCGTCATCTCCAATTTTCATGGCTTCTGCAAACTCTTTGGCGGTCATTGTCGGAAACTCATCTCCTACAAGAAACTGTTCAAAGTCAAGATAGTTAATTTCGCAACAACTCTGGTCGTGGTCGCTCTCGAGTATAAGACCGTTGTCAAACTTTAAGTATCCTTCTTCAGATTCTATTACTTTCATAAAACCTCCTTTCTTGTTTTGTCAAAACCCTTCTGTAACATTTCTCCAAGGTCAGTTCCGCCGTCATAGAACCACGTAATGAATTCATAAGTATCATCTTGAGTTTTAGCAACTTCAACGAAGTTGTTCTCCATGTCAAGTTCTTTGTCTAGTTCAATCTTATAAATACAATTTCCATCGATAATGACATAGTCGTTGTCGACTAGTTCATATTCGTCAATTTCTTCTACGTCTTGATAGAACTTATTGCGTTTTTCTCTAGGAATGCTTTGCCAGAACTTCTGTAGATTGGCTTGAAGTTCATTAGCGTCTTTATATTTTTTACAAAGTTTAAGTTTTCCTACATATCCTACTGTTTCACTCATAATTGTCCTTTCTTATTTAACGTATTGTATTGCCTATATAAGAGGCGATTTTATTGTCGGGTGTACCTTTGTAGAAAATAATATGATTATATGAACCTTCCTTGATTGTATTAACATATATACCGCCGTTGATGTTTAATCTATCACATACTTCTTGGATTTGTTCGGAAGTTAGAGTTTCGGGTACACTTCCAAACGTGAACTCTAGATTATGGTTTAATGCAAACTCTAATTCAGCTACTGTCTTTTCTACTGTCATCTTCTTGTAGAACTTCGTTAGAATAACCGCGTTTTCTGTAGTTGATAATACTGGAGTATAAACGTCATCTTTTGGAAACTCCAATCTTAACCCTAAGGTTTCATAAACACGTTTAGATATTTCCTCTCGTCGGGTGTCTAATTTAACAAGTCCTTTCATGTTAATTACCCGATACATACGCTCTTCTACGTCTTTTTCATCGTTTAAGAGAAATATATTGTTGCCACAATCCCAACCTAGCTGAATTGCTGGAGTTTGTGAAGTTTCTGTTGTAATGTTTGAATCCATTTCTTGTCCTTTCGTTTATGTTTTAATTATATATCACGAACATATGAAAGTCAATACTTTTCAGCAAAAAACTTATAGATTTATGAGATATTCAGAGCATATATTGTAATTAACAAGACTTTTCTTCTATATCTAAACACTTTAATTTCTCTTGAGCTCGTGGTAATTCAATGTATCCTTCTTGTGTTAAATGTATCATCTTAATTTTTCTCCTTTAGTAATGTATTCAAGAAAGATAGCATAGTCTATCTTTATAGTAGCTTCTATGTATGGAAATACCAGAATAGTGCCATCTAGTCTTTCATCTCTGGTATCCAGGTCAAGTTCAATATCAATAAAATCTAGACTTGTATCGATATTGTCTTTAATATAGTTTATGAGATCTTCTCGTTTAATTTTTATCATACTTCCTCCAAAGTTGCTATATATCTATTGCCGTGTTCGCCATAAATGACTAATTCTTGAATTATGACTTCAGATAGCTGAATGTTTTCTAAATCATCAATCTGAGCTAATTTTAATGCTCGCTCTGGGCTTGGTTTTCTAGCAGAAGCCACAACTTCCATTCTTTGAATCCCATCCGAATCGATATAGTGTATTTCCCAAGCCTTCATTCTAATCTCCTACAGGACTAATGTCTATTTGCCAGATTTCTTGAATCTCGGTAAGGTTAAACCACTCTGGCGGTTCCATCGTCCACACCTGTTTCAACCAATTGTTTTTGCTGAGTTTTGAACCTTTATCTGCATTGTTAATGTATTGTTGATACCAATAATCTGTATCATACAACTCGTCCTGTAAGGCGTAGTCCCAGAACTTATCTATCAGTTCTGATTCTGTATAATGCTCAGTCCAGGAAGACAGTAAATCCTCCCCCTCTATTTTATATAGCTGATCCACTTGATCTTTCTTATGTGACTTCATTTAATCAACCTTTACAGTTTTTCCGTCTACCTTAAAACTAATAGCAACACTTTCTTGAACCTTAATACCAGGCAATTCTTTATCTACTAGTCCACTATCTACATGAGTTTTGAACTTAGCTGTATCTGGTACACGTCGATATAATTCATCATCTACGACCACAAACTCTTCTTCGACCTTTTCTAGTCGTGTATACTCTTCTGGAATATTGTTAGGATCTGTTACACGAACACTATTGCGAATTGAACACGTAATTGACCACTTATCTCCAGCCTTGAAACCTTCTTCTTCTGGAGATAATAGTTTCTTTACTCCATATTTCGGCATCTCGATTTTTAATTGTTCTTTTATCTGACTGATTTGTGTGTCTATAGCTTTTTTCCTGGTCATAAATGCTTTGAACTGTTCACTTTGAGTTAAAGCACTCTCTTCGTCTAACAAACCCACCAATTGTCTTTGGAGTTGCTTAATTTCTTCTTGCACTAGAATTGTCCTTTCGTTTAATGTTTATATTTATATTATAAGACATAAACAGATAAAAATCAACACTTTTCTGTGAAAATTATGTCTTTTTATAGAAAAAACCACTTCTCATTTGAAAAGTGGCTTAATTCATATAGTTTATTATTAAATGATAGGAGTTGTCTTAATCCATAATTGCTTATAATTTATTCCACGATTACGACAGTCTAACTCCACTGTACTCAACCAGTTCATCATTTTCTGTAGTCGTTCAACCTCATCTGGCTCGTCAAACTTGTCCATTACATGAAAAAAGAACTCATCACCTACCTGGTATTTAGCAATAGTTACGTTATTTTCTAGCACGACGGTATTCCTCAACCAATTTAATCTTTTCCTCGAAACTTAAAGATTTGATAATTTTATCTTTTTCGTTTCTTGTCTTACCGCCGACAACTTTCAACAAATCATTATACATACCCTTAAGAAACTTAATGGCTTGTTCTTGTTGTTCTATGGTCAATTCACCGACGGGTTTCGTTAAAATGTCTTTTATATTCATATTCTCTCCTTTCGTGTTTCTATTATAATGGAAATTGTGTTAAATGTCAAGGTTAATGTAAGTCGACAATAACTTCCTGTTCTGAAAAATACGTGGAGTGCCAATGGACTTGATGATGAGAAACAATGTCTTTTACAGGTACTTTCTTGGTAATAATTGTTCCTCCGAATGTTCCAGCAACGGCTTTATTAGTGGTAAATGACGTATAACCTTTAGCTTCTGGTTCACCTTCTCTAATTCCACGATATAGTGTTAGTTCTGTAATTCCTGAGGCTCGTAAAGTGTCTTGAGTTAGCTTTCTGTGTAGTTTATGTTCGGGGCTATTTCTATGCTTTTGAAGATCTGGTTCACTATAGTATTCACCTGTCTTGGTATCGCGTGGACCATTTCCTTCTGCCCACTCTATCTGGTCTTTAACTACTCGAGAGATATCTAGACCTCTCTTTTCAAACTCATTACGAAAGGTACGATTCATTGCGTTCTGTGCAGTAGCCACTACTGTCATTTCTGCCGCCCATTTGAAATCATCTTCAGGTATTTCGTCAGCCCTACGCTGGGCATCTACACGACTCTTGAACGACTTGCTCAGTGATTTAACGGTATTGGTATCGACACTTCCACCTGAACCACTACCACCTACCTTTCCTGGTCTACCACCATGACCGAAATTACCCGAACCCTTGCCACCATTAACAATTGCAGAGATTGCACGTATAGATTCGAGAATAACCTCAGTTCTGTTCATATCTACAATTATAGCAATTTTTGTTTTTCACACTGTTCATATTCTAGACAAATCTTAGTGTATTGATTCAGTATTTTTTCTTCAGCTTTATAGCGTCGACACAACCACTGTCGAGATTCATCAGATATATCTGGATTATATAAACATAAATCACACCAAGGAAGACCCGTTACAAACATACCCCACTGCATCTGGTGATAGATGCTCGGTTCTGCATATTGTCCACACTTAAGGTGTCTACTTTCCATGAACGACTTACACTCAATAAGACCTACTGGTTTACCTTTTTCATAGACCAATCCGTCTGGAGAGTAACCTGCAATACCAAACTCATCACTACAGATAAATCCTGGAGTGTTAACCTCTAGACCATTGACTTGTTCCCAGATGTACCTATTGATTGGTTCTAACTTATGTCCGCGTTCTGTATAGTAATTTCCAGAAAATGAACTGTTGTTCTTACCTTGGAGTAAATCATTTACCGGAACACCTTTCCATAAACGATAAGCATCTGTGCCGGTAAGATATTTACTTCTAATCTCTAGCCACTCAGATGTCCCCTGTTCTAGGCTATTGATAATTTTCATTACTTCTTATTAAGCTCGATAACTTTTTTAACCTTTTCCGATATGGTACTTTCAGGCTCCTCTTTCTCTTCGTTTGATACAATTTTAATTTCTACTAGCTCATTATCGCGATAGATATCATTGAATAATCCGAATTGTGATGCACACTTCTTAAGAGCGTCTGAGGCAGCGGCTTTCATATCGTTACCGAAATCCATCGGCTCGTTCGTGCCTTTCTTAAATGCTACATCTTTTCGACCGTATTGTTCACGGGTAACTGAAACTCCAGTACTCGGGTTGGTGATTGTTAATCTTCCTCGTACCACTACTGATTTTGTCTTAACTGCCATTTCTAAAGCAGTAGCTTCATCTGTTATGATACTGAAATCCCAAAAGCCACCGAACGTCGTGTTCAAAGCTAGAATCACATCAGCCGCCTTAACATATTTCCATGTACCACCACCCTTAGCTGGACGTTTATAAACCATTGACGCAGGCGTGCTATGACGAATCTTTTTCAGTTGTTCGAAATTGAAAAAGTTTTCCTTTCCAGTCGTCAATGTTAGCTGATCTTGTCGAACCACTACACTTTCTTCTTCTTTCTTTGCCATTTTTCACTCCTTTCACTATATTTCTATATATTCATAATACAGAAAAGCGAAGAAAAAGTCAAGATTTTTGTTTAATTTTTGATAAAAATCCATTATAATTAAAGACACAGGTAATAAGTCAAGGAGGGATTGGCACATGGAAAACACACTTAACCATGAAATGGATGACGATTCTATTATCGTACCTAATGAATTGTTAAGGACTAAATTATCAGCTAAAGCAGTAGGTCTATACATACAGATAGCTGACATTCTTAGTACAGGTGGTCGTATATCAGCCTCTGTAGTGGCAGATGGAGTTACAGATGGTATCACTGGCGTGGAAAGTGGTCTAAGAGAACTGGAAGAGGCTGGCTGGTTATCTAGAACCAAGAAGAAGGACAGCAAAGGACATTTCTATTCAGTATACGAATTGAAAAAATAATTAGCCGATATTTTTCATTGGAGGGTTTAACATGGGCAATATTCTTAAACATAAGATAGATAAAGACTTTACGGTGGTTTCTAACCAGTTATTGCGAGCTAGACTTTCAACCAGAGCAACAGGTCTATTTCTGCAGATAATATCACTTCCTGAGGGCTGGAACTTCAGCATCAAAGGTCTTAGTCAATTATTCACAGACAAAGAATACTCAATTAAAGCTGGCGTTGATGAACTAGTTGAAGCTGGCTTTCTTACGTGGGAACGATACAAAGGATCCGACGGAAGATATGCCGTCACTGTCACCACAATGTATCCGCAAGAACAAAAAACAAACAACAACAATGAATCCCAGTCCAGGAAAGCACCATACGGGAAAAATCCATGTGGATATAATCCATGTGGAAATGATCCATATGGATCAAATCAGGGTAATATAATATATAATAATAAAGAACTAAACAATAAAGAATTAAACAATAAACTTGGGACAGAAGAATCTGCCCCAGAAATAGCTCAAGCATCAAAAGAAATTGTTAAGAAACAATCAACTGACGAAGTAGCTAAATCCTACTATGAAACGATTAAGACACTTAAGTTACCAGTAAGAAATCATAACAATGTTAGAACTAAAATCAATCAACTTAAACAGGAACTAGGAAAAGAGGATTCTCTTAAATACCTACAATTCATAATCGATATTTACCCAACTTTACCAGACGATGGGTTCAAACCCCGTATACTGGAAGCCCTGGACATCTACAGTAAACGAGTCGCAATCGGCTCGTGGGTAACTAACCTACAGAATAAGCAATCTGGTGGAATTGCTGGTTGGTAGTTGACTTCTGGAGAAAAAGAAAGTATAATCAGTATATGAAAGCAACTCAAATCACAACGACAACTGGAAAAACTATAACCGTTTCCCAAGAACAAGGAGATATTATTCGACAAGGAATGTTCAAACAAACTCCATTCGTTACAATTGATAAACAATCAGGTCATATTATTCGAACGTCAACAATTGCAGAAATAAAAGACGTATGGACTCAAGACCACACCTACAAGACATTAAACGAAACTAATTCATCTAATAGTCAGAAACAAGAGTTAGGTGAAGGGTACGAACAATTCAAGAAAAAACGTCAGGAACTACTAGATAAAATCTAACTTGCTGGCAAATATACGATATGATATAATGCGAGTTATGAGTAAGACTTGGTTAAATAACCCGCAATTTAATCAGACCCAATCCCGTGGGGTGTCTTGCTCATAGTGGTTGTGAAAAAACAAAAACTATCTGCAAGCCAGTCCCAAAAATAGGACTGGTTTTTAAGAACCTTAACAATTCAAGTATTCCACTATAGCTCAATAGGTAGAGCACTTCGCTGTTAACGAAGGGGTTATTGGTTCGAGCCCAATTAGTGGAGCCATAAAGCAGGATGGAGAAGTGGTTATCTCGCTTGCCTCATAAGCAAGAGAACGTTGGTTCAATCCCAACTCCTGCTACCATAATCGGAGTTAGTTTAGCTGGTAGAACGCCAGGCTTTGAACCTGGTAACGTAGGATCGTAGTCTACACTCCGAGCCACAAATTGGAAAAAAGAAGTCGCATAGCATCTATATATGGATTTGGATTTTCATTCATATATTGGAGTTAGACTGACAAATTAGTGAGGGAACAAACTAGCGGCAACCTCTACCTTTTTCATTACGATATCACACGATAATACTGTCAAGACTTGTTATACTTATAATTCTAAATAATTGAATGAAAGGGTATACATGAACGCCAACGCAATCATTAATGACGACATGACATTAGAAGAAAAATTAAGTGCTATTGACGCGGCGTTGAAGAAAGCTCAAGAAGTAGCAGACGAAGAGGCAAAGAAAAACGGTACTATATCTGCTCCATTAGACCCAGCAAGTTTAACGATTTGTGACGGTTGCGAATAAAACTATTGACATGAAAATTATTTACTGTATAATGAAAATATGAACGAGATAGAGCAGACTTTAGCCGAGCGTAAGAACAGTAATGGCGATTATAAAGACCACGCTCATACAGCTCAAAGCATAAAGAATGTAATGTTGAGTTCAAGCAAATGGCAATCCTTGTCTGACCCGCAAAAAGAGTCACTAGATATGATAGCTCACAAGATTGGTCGAATATTAAATGGCGATCCGAACTTCATAGATAGTTGGCGGGATTTAGCAGGTTATGCAACCTTGATAGTGAATATTTTACAGACTACCGAGGGAGCTACAGACAATAAGATTGTCAAGGTGAAAGTAAAAGGCGATAAACTCGTAGAACTTTAATATAGAACTTTTTAGCGGGCACTGTAGTTTAACACGCTGGGTGCAAGGCGAAAACCTATCGGCAGGAGAAATCCTATACCCTGGAGTATTGTTAAGAGAAAGGGGCTAAATACTAGAAATAGTTGCTGATTGACGGACGGTTAAACAAAGTCAGAACAGATTCAAAACTATTGCACACCGTCTTTATGTGAGTAAGCCTAGAAGTAGGTTACCTCACCAGTGTCCACTAAAGAGTTTTATTATGAAAGCAAAAATATTCATACCAGGTTCTATTCCATCACAAAAGAACTCAAATCACGCATACCCTAATAAAAGAACGGGTAAGTGTGTTATTGTACCTGATGCTGAAGTAGTAAAGTGGAAAAAGTCTATCTCTGACGTGTTTAGAGCCTCTCTACCGCGATTTAATGGTCCAGTTAGTATAACTTTCCTATTCACTCATAAAACTCGCGTACGGAAGGATTTAGACAACGCTGTGAGTACACTACTTGATACCTTGGTTGCAGCAGAAATAATTCCTGACGATAAATGTTTAATAGTGCAAAAGATGAATATTCAACTGGTAGGTTTCGATTCAAAGAACTTCGGAGTAGAAATAATTATTGAAAATCTAGAAAACCCCTTGACATAATTTCAAGTATGTGATTAAATCCCTCTGAGGAGGGGATTTTCTGTGAAGAAAATAAATCAAGATACCAATAAAAAAGAATATAAAAGTTTTGAACGTCAGGCTAAAGTGCTTATGGTGGATCTCGAATGTTTCGTAGGTAGCACAGAAGTACTTACCCAAGATGGTTTCGTACGTTTTGACAAACTTAAAGACGAAAAAGTGGCTCAATACCACGAAGATGGAACAATCACATTCGTAAAGCCTATACGTAAGATAAAAAAGCACTATAATGGCAATGTAGTTGATTTTACGACTAGTATGGGGACTATCACTGCCACTGAAAACCATACAATGGTGGCTAGAAGTGTTAGATCGGGTAAAATATTCACATACCTAGCTAAAGAATCTCCGAATACAGGGATTACCATGTTTGCTGGACAAAATAAGAGGACTAAGAAATTATCTGCTCTAGACAGACTGGCAATTGCCCTACAAGCTGATGCATATCGAGTAAATGAAGGGGTTAGAAGGTTTGACAAATCAGGTGAACCGCTTGCATACTGGACTATGACATTCAGGAAAGCTCGTAAGATTGAGCGAATGGAGCAGATTCTAAAGCAAACAGACTTGCGATGGCGTAAAACAAGTCATCATAGAAAAACAGGACAGTTAGATACTATTTTTTCAGTATATACTCCAATTCAGATGACGAAAAGTCTGGATACCTGGTTTAAGGTGAGTGAATGTGGTGAAGACTTCATTGAAGAGATTGCTCTATGGGATGGAAGTATTAAAACATATAACTCGGGCTATCGTCAGATTTCTTACTCTTGTGGACAGCTGGATAATATTGAGTTCGTTCGCGATGTAGCAGTTATGAATAATAAGATGGCTACTTATTGTAGAAGTGGATCAGGATACAAGGTAACTATAGGCAAGACTAATACAGGAGATGTTCGTAGCTTTAAGAAGTCAGTAAGACAAGTTGATGAAACCGTTTATTGTGTTGAAGTTTCTACTCACATGATAATCGTTAAGGGTGGACAAAAAGTCTTGGTCACAGGCAACTGTAGTCCAACGCTAGGCTATTCTTATGGTCAATACCAGACTAATGTCATAAAAATTGAACGACCACCTGTGCTATTATCTTTTGCTTGGAAATGGCTGGGGGAAGAAAAGACTCACTGTTTAACCTTGCACGACAGGGCAACTGTACAGCAAGGTGATGATTCACTTCTGGTTAAAGAATTGTGGAAATTGATAGATGAGTGTGAGATATTCGTTGCTCATAATGTCAGATTTGACCAGAAAATGGCTAATGCATTCTTTCTACGCCACAATCTGCCACCAGGAAGATTCTACAAGACTTTCTGTACGTTGCAAACCGCCAGGAGATACTTCAAGCTTGATAATAACAAACTAGACTACCTAGGACAGCTTCTAGGTGTAGGTCAGAAAACAGCTATTACTAATCACGATGTTTGGTATGACTGTTTAATTCATAATGATGAAAAGGCTTGGAAAAAATTAGCCACCTACAACATTCAAGATGTCGTTTTGTTGGAAAAGATCTATAAGAAACTTCTACCGTTCGCGACTAATCACCCGAATGGAGCATTGTCGGCAGGGCGAGAAGATATCTGTCCACGCTGTATGCATCAATCAGAGTTCTCTATTAAAGCGTACAGAAGAACTGGTGCTCAAGTTAATGCAATTCAAGTTCAGTGTCGGAATTGTCATGGATATGTTACTCGTCCACTTACCAAAGAAGAAAGAGAAGAGCTGGATTATCATGGCAGACTCAAGTCGTTTTATCGAAATATTGCTAATTGATATACTGAAATAAGATAAACGAGGAGTAACAAGCGGTGGACGATAAGGTCGTGAATCAGGTACTACAAATCCTAAAAGCAGAGTTAGAAATGGCTAAAAAAGACAAAGATACTTGATTTCTACCTATACATGAGTTATTATTAAATAGACAAGAGAAGAGGTATATGCTTCTACAAATCTTGTCGGAAGACTAGTGTGTAAGGGGGCACGGTTACGGTAAGAGGAGTAGTTGTGAGCTCCTCTTGCTTTTTATAGTGCGATATATTACACTGATGATATACGAATTTTACTAGGGTTAGAAAGGTGGACAACTAGAACGTGAAAACAGTAAATTATCAAGCGTTCTTCAAAAACGTAAAGAAGAAATCGAGCTATATAAGTTTTCTTATCTATGATAAAAAATTAGATTCATTTACAGAACAACTAATAGCAGACCTGAGTCATGTAAAGTTCTTCATTCATAACTATAAATCTCCATTCTTAATAACATTAAGTCATGTAAATCTATATAGCAACCAGGATATCGACAATCCCGATATGTACGAGGATGTTGATTTCGTCATCACAGATAATGAAAATGTGGCTATTCGAGCACAACTGAGTGGAGCTTGTCGTGTAGATAACATTAATGATGCAATTAGAATAGCACAGAATAATGAGCTAGAGCAAAAAACTTTCAGACTAGACCAGTACGAAAAAGCTTACCAAGAAATTATGAATCAAAAAGAGGCTAAATAGTCGATGAATTATGTCATTGTTGTTCAACTACACAAAGAGGACTCATTAAAAGATGTCGTTCAACTGCTCTCTAATACATATGTTATCAGAGAAGATTGTCACGTGTTTATTATGAGCGACAATGCTAACCAGTTAATTGAATTACGAGAAAATATTGAAGAGATACAAGAATCGACACCCTACTACACAATCGAGATATTTCTAAACTCTACAGATAGGTTATCTACATCTCTCAACCGTTTTAATTCAAATACCAAATTAATCTGGATAGATTCTGACTATATAGTTGAACAGTATGTTATACACGAATTAGTTGTTGCCTCATTAAACTTGCGAGGTTATGGTTTCATATTTCCTTATTGTGAACAAGATAAACAATATCGTATTTCGGACATCTATGAAGAGAACCCTTCTATTATAGAGTTTGAACCAGATACAGAACAGAAGTCTACTGCTGATATAGATATCTGTTCCACCAATATGTTCTGTACGACAATAAATAATTATCTGATAGATAATACCTCTAGTCTTATTCGAGGTATAGCATTACGAAGATTAGGGTTTAGAAACATACTTTTAACTGATATAATCGTTGAAAAAAAGGAGAACAAAAATGACACAGACAATTAAAATGCTCGTTGGGCTTCCAGCGTCGGGTAAGACAACAAAAGCCAAAGAACTTGAAAAAGAGGGCTGGGTACGAATCTGTAAAGATGATATTCGTGCGAATATGGAACACTACACACGAAAGAAAGAAAAGGAAGTTATTCGAACCCGCAACTTTCTTATTCGCCAAGCCTTACAAGATGGTAAAAATGTAGTTATAGATGATACTAATCTAAACCCTATACACGAGAGGTCTATTCGTGCAATTGCTCGTGAGTTCAACGTCGAGTTTGAAAAAGACACCTCATTTCTAGATGTACCTATCAAAACCTGCATCGAGCGAGATCTGAAACGTCCGAATGGTGTAGGTCAGAATGTTATCTATTCAATGTATTATAAGTGGATTAAGCCATACAAGCCTGCTGAATTAGAGCGACATCCTCTATGGAAACTTCGTAGAGCCATTATTGTCGATTTAGATGGAACTCTAGCTATAAATACGTCGGGGAGGAGCTTCTATGATATGAACCGTGTAGGAGAAGATACACCAGACCCATTCGTAGGATTCTTGATTGATGCGATTTATGCCTCAGATATGTGCGAATACCTCGATATAATCGTAATGTCTGGTAGAAACGAGTCAGCTAGAAAAGATACTGAGTCGTGGTTGCGACGCAATATGTTCGACTATCAATACTTATTTATGAGAGAGCAAGGGGATGTGCGTCCAGATGATATTGTTAAGAAAGAATTGTATGAGAAGAACGTGAAAGGCAGATGGGCAGTGCTTGGAGTAATTGACGACCGTCCTAAGGTATGCAATATGTGGCGTGAATTAGGTTTAAGAGTAGCACAGGTAGGTAATCCTTATAACGACTTCTAGGTTGTGAACTAAGGTATTTCAGATTATAATTTAAGAGGAGGGAGAATGAAAATAAAAGAACATAGCAATCTGTACTGGTGGCTTTTCGACCGAGTACCAAGTCCAGTCTATAGGGCGTGGCAACGAATTAAGAGGTGTCCAAGAAATATCAAAGCAAACAAACTTCGAAAACAAGGTATAGTTCCTGCTAAAGATGCTTGGAACTCAGACATAACTATCTGTGATATGCTAGCTCAACACTTAAAATGGCACTTGAAGTGGCTAGACGAACAACACGAGGTTTTTCCAGCTAAAGAAGAGGACATTAAGTACAAAGCAGAAATGGAGCGTGCATACAAAGCTCTATCTCAATACGAAAATGTACATTATACTTCCGAGCCTGCCTCTAAGCGACAATTACAAGAGGTGAAATGGGCAATTCACTGGGTAGCTAAAAATATAAGGGGTTTATGGTATTAGAAATAGAAAAATGCTTGAAAGAGTTCTCGCTAATTTCTGGTGAAACTATTTCGATTCGGTGTCCAGAGAAAGACATAATCAAGGTAACCGACACAGAACGTAACAAAGTTGTAGGAACCTTTACCAGAGAAGAGTTCACAACTCTTATGTTGCGAGCGATAGAAATGAAAGATTTTATTCTACTAAGCAATGATATTATTGAATCAATAATAGGGAGGAGTCTATGAATAAAGCACTTGGTTATGAAATAGAAGCAATTGACATTGACATTGATGATGAGTTCTTGCGTTATTGCAACGCTGATAGCATCGTTTTCAACGATAAAAGTCTAGTTAAAATTATAAATACCAATAAGGAGGAAAAATATATGGAAGAATGTCCATGTCAAGAATCGAGCAAAACACTTGCACGAGAGTATATAGAAAGCCAACAAGACAAGGAAACCGCTCTGCTTAAAAAGCACCAAGTTATTAATGACTCTGGCGTAGTAACAATGCGAGGAATCGAGTTGATCTGTCAAGTGATGCTTGAAAATAAGGATATTAAAAATAAAATTGTTGAATACCTAGAAGGTAAGGATAATTAGTTATGACACAAGAAGAGTTTACAAAAGCAGAAAAATTACTTAAAAAGATTGCAAAGCGTCTTAAAGATAAAGAACTAGAATGGATTGTGCAAGCCTCTAAAAGCTCATTAGATGGTGGAGAAAAGATTTACTACTCAGCACAAATCAATATACCTCATCAATCACTTAAACCGTTAATGTGGACCAAAGATAATGCAGAAGATCTATTGTTTGCTCTAGAAGCTTCAGCTAAACACCTAGATCGTGATGCGGTTACTAAAGCCTACTACGAGTTGGAATTAAGCCGTGCCGAAAATGCCGTAGAAGAGTTTAAGAAAGCCATTGCTGACTTGGAAAATACTGGTAAAAAATCTGAAAAAGAGGTAAAATAGATATAGTATTAAATTAAGCCAAGGAGGAATAGAGATGGCTAAAGACTTCAATAACGTAACCTTAATGGGCAGACTAACCAAAGAGCCTGAATTAAAAACCACAGCCTCAGGAAAGAATATCTGTTCTTTCACACTAGCAGTCAATGGATTCGGAGATAAGACGAATTTCATCGATTGTAAAGCTTGGGAAAAAACTGGTGAATTGGTGTCTAAATATGTAGGCAAGGGACAGCGTTTATTGGTTATTGGTGAATTAGAGCAAGAAAGCTGGGAAAAGGACGGACAAAAACGGTCTAAACTCGGAGTGTTAGTTCGTGAATTACAATTCATTGAAAAACGAGATTCTGACTCTGTAGCGGCGAGCCAGGCTGAAAAGCTTATGGGTGAACCTGTTTCTCTAGACGATATACCTTTTTAAGTTGAATTGAGGGGGTGAAACGGCTGATTTGGTATAATGTATCCAGAAAAGAGTTTCACCCTTGGAACTAAAACTTTCTATCTAATAGTCAAAACTAAAACGAATGAGGGGAAATGGAAAAACAATTTATACCTATTACTCCAGTAGGAGCTGAAAAAGAAGTATTGAAAATGACTGTCTTAAATGGACAGCCTGAAATCTTTCATAGTATTCAAGGTGAAGGACGAAACCTTGGTCAAGACGTAGTATTCTGTCGATTAAGTGAATGCTCACTTGCATGTAGCTGGTGTGATAGCCCACAATCTTGGTGCTACACACAGAATAAAGCTAACCAACACGAGGATGGTATTGTTTACGATAGAGCAGAAAACCAAACTCAAGTATCTATAGACAGTCTAGTTGAATCTGTAAAGAGCTATGATGAACCTCATATCGTTATAACAGGAGGAGAACCACTATTACAACAAAGAGTTCTACCTGCCTTCATAAAGAAATTGCGAAATGAAAATCCTGATTTTTATGTGGAAATCGAAACCAATGGAACTATTCGCCCAAATGACGAAATGGCTGAATTAGTAAATCAATGGAATGTTTCACCGAAGTTAAGCAACTCTGGCGATTCAGAAAGACGACGAATCAAGGCAAAAGCCCTGCAAAAGTTTACGGAATTACCGAATGCAGACTTTAAGTTCGTAGTATCCAGTGAACAGGACGTGGAGGAAATCCTTACACTTCTAGATGAATATGAAGTTCCTGCGGATCGAGTATTTCTTATGCCTCTCGGTAGAACAAGAGAGGAACTAGCCGAAACTGAACCACTAGTAAAAGAATTAGCACAGACATTAAACATGAACTTCAGTACACGTGAACATATCAATCGCTGGGGTGATAAAAGAGGAGTATAAAAATGTACGAAGACACAGCAGTTCAAGCTACTAAGTTTCACGAAATCTGTGCTGGACATCGTGTTATAGGTCAGGGTGGAAAATGTGAACGAAGTTATCACGGTCATAATTATGTTATTCACTTTACAGTTGAGGGTGAAGTCAAAGAGGATGGAATGGTTATGGATTTCGGTATAATCGGAAATCTTCTATGTAATTGGATTGAGGAAAATTACGACCACAAGACTTTAATTTGGGAGAAGGATCCCCATCGAGGATTCTTTGAAAAAGCTACTCCAGATGGTGTATGTATTGTTCCGTTCAATCCTACAGCAGAAAATATAGGTGCTCACCTATTGAATGTGGTTGGTCCAGAGCAATTACAAGGAACTGGAGCGAAATTAGTAAGAGTAAAGGTTGAAGAAACTACTAAGTGTTCAGCCGTCGTAAAATTAAGGAGTTAACATGGTTACACGAGAAGAAGCAGTCCAAAGTATGGACAAGGTATTGGAATACTTGTCTAAAGGTGAAAGTAAAGTTCGTCCTGATATGGCAAAAACGCCAGAACGTTACATTAAAGCAATGGAAGAAATGACTACCCCACAAGAGTTTTCTTATACATCTTTTGACAATCCAGACAAAGAAGACAAGGGTATGGTGGTACAGGGTCCTATAAACTTTATTTCCAACTGTGCTCATCATACATACCCATTTCAAGGTCAAGCTTGGGTGGCATATATTCCAGGTGAAAAAATCGTGGGACTTTCTAAGCTTTCTCGATGCGTTAAAGAAACTTCAAAGCGTTTCGGAGTGCAAGAAGAAATCACAAACGACATTGCAGCTATTCTTGAAAAAGAGCTGAAACCTCTTGGTGTGGCAGTTTATATGAAAGCTACTCACGGCTGTATGGCTTGGCGTGGAGTAAAGTGTTCAGAGGCTAATACAATTACCACGAAGTTTACGGGTGCGTTCAAAGACAATCTAAACACACGACAAGAGTTCTTGTCCTATATCAATAGATAATATGAGTGAGTTCATTGGAATACTAGCAACCTTATTCGTCCTACTGTCCTTCTTACAGAAGTCAGAAGAAAAGATACGAGTTTTCAACACAATCGGAGCATTCGTGTTTGTTGTGTATGGATTGGCTATAGATTCATTCTCTGTCTGGTTTATGAACTCTATACTTATATTCATTCATTCTAAAAGACTCTATGAACTGAGGAAAGAACATGGCACTTTACCGCTTGATTAATGAAAAGAAACAGTCAGCCTGGCAAGTAGAATATGAAAGGCTATACCTTGAACACTTAAGAAATAAACCTATTGATATTTCGCTAGATAAGGTTAGTCAACTGACTAGTAAAGATGTCTTATGGATTATGCACTATGAAGACCAACTTCGTCCTGAAATTAAGTCCTGTGACGCGTTTAGAATAGCTCAGGCAAACGGAACTAGTGCTAACCCATACTGTTATCAAGTTGACGCTAAAAGCGAGTTAGAGGCGATGAGAGAGGCTCTAGACGCAGTACTTGTATTTAACCCGCAAATGAAGACAGCTATGCAAACTCATTTTGGCGATATCGTTGATTATTGGGATGTCGGTTTTCCAGTAACAGTACCTAAAATAGAACAGAAAGAGAACAGAAAAGGTGTTGTAGTAGCAGGTAGAATATCTCCAGACAAGCAATTCTTTCTGTCTACATACCTGTTAAATAATTTCCCTAAGATGAATATTCCTGTTACTTTCTGTCTTCCGAAAGGGGAAGAGAAGTGGTACAGTTTATATAACCCAGAACGATTTGATATCACGATTAAGGAGTGTACTCGAGAGGAATATTTAGAGGAATTAAGTCGAGCTGAATACTATTTTATCGGTTCTCTAGGTGATATATCATCAGTCAGTTTATGTGAAGCATTATTGATGGGTTGCTACCCACTGGTACCTAAGCTAGACGAGTTATTGCCTACATATGATTCGTATGTGAATGTACATTATGAGCCGTTCAGTCGAGCTAGTGTTGAAAAATTAGCCCTTGATAAACCAGAGTGCAAGTTCTCTACTCTATGGTTTGACCCTAAGTTATGTGCTGAAAGGTTAGATAGGAGGTTAGATGAGATATTTGGTTGATGTCGATGGGATACTATGTAAGAATGGAAGTCATACAGAGTATGCTACGGCTACTCCATTGAATGATAATATTCAAAAAATTAACAGTCTATATGAAGCTGGACACAAGATAATAATCTACACTTCAAGACTAAGTATTGATTCAGAAGTAACTAAAGCTTGGTTAGATAAAAATGGAGTGAAGTACCACGAGGCTATATTCGACAAACCTACAGCTGATTTCTATATAGACGACAAAGCTATACCATTTATTAAGCCAGATTTTGTAAAGGAGAGTAAAGATGGAACAACAAAGAGTTAGAATTGACGATAACGAAGAATTAAGAGTAGCCAACTCAGCTCAATTAGCTAGAAAAGCACTCGCAGTATGTTTTTCAGGAGGTATGGATTCTTACATTGCGTACCATTATGCTATTCAGGAAAAGGGTTATGACCCAAATGACATAATTGCACTCAATTTTAATATCGGACAACCTTATGCCGACAAGGAAAAGAAAGCTCTAGACAATCTTAACGTTCCTTATACTACAGTTGATGTAGGTTTAATCAAGCCAGAGTTCAATAATGTACCAGATGAAAAAAACTATATTATTCCAGGCAGGAATATGGTATTCGCAAGTATTGGTGCAAGTCTAGCTGAGCGGGTCTGGATAATGGGTATGAAATATGAAGACCACGAACTCATGTATGACAAGAACTCTACATTCTTCAAGCTAGCCTCAGTAGCTCTCTCACAAGCAATCGGCTCTCCTACTGTAGTGGAAAGTCCTTTCTCAGATATGACTAAGACAGACATCATTGAATGGGCTAAGGACCACGACCTAAAGGAGTTGCACGAAACTACATCATGCTATCACCCGACAGCCCATAGGTGTGGTGAGTGTTCTTTGTGTTTCAAAAGGTATATTGCCATGGAAGCTTGTGGTCTTCACGAAGATTTTGATAAGGACCCTCGAGATTCAGAGGAAGCTAAACGGTTAATCGAAGTTTACAATGATGCCCTAGCTCGTAACGACTTCTCACACTATCAGCGTGATAGAATAGAAGAAACGTTTAACATTCTAGGGGTAAAGTCGTAAATGAAAATATTCTTTGCTGGTGGAGAAACCAGACAATACTATAAGATATTGCAGGAAGCTAAGGTTGAAAACAAGCTAGAGTCTTTCTTTTCTCTAGGAATGGGAAAAAATCCACCAGGTAATCAGGGGTTCAAGCACTACCTATTAGATTCGGGGGGGTTCTCTGCAAGGACTCGAGGCATGAAGATAGACGTTCAAGACTTCGTAGCCTTCCTGAATAAATACGATGTTGAGTTCGCCTTCAATCTAGACACAAATGACATTGAAGAGAGTCTGAGTAACCAAAGAACTCTGGATTTGAATACTAATACCTATATAATGCCTGTCTATCACGGTGTAGAATGGCAAGACCCATACTATCGAGATTTACTAGACTACTATATAGAGTTCTACCCTTATATTGCAGTAGGTGGCTTAGCTGGTAAAGAAAATAATAAAGACAACGCTCGTAGGTTCTTAAATTATGTGTTCAAACATACGAAGAATAAAACTATGGTTCATGGATTGGGTGTTACATCAGATACGCTATTAAGAAGCTATCCATTTTTCACGGTAGATTCTACTTCGTGGCTAGCCGTAGCAAGATTTGCATCCAGTTCTGTACATTCAGAAAAAATGGCTAAAGTACGAGCTCGAACTCGACCGTATACAGAAAATGTTGCTGAGGAGATTCCATTCTGGGTAGAAAAGGGCAAGAAAATGGACGAGTTATGGAAAAGAAGAGGTTTCACATTTCCTGAATTAGACAAGGAAAGATTCTTAAGTCAGCGAGGGAAAAATATACCAACATATAAAGAATGGAAAGAAAAGAGAGGTTAAATATGGATAAGACATTTGAGTTCAACCCAGAAAATATTGAAAAAGTAGCTATTGATAAAATTAGCAAGAACTCATGGAACCCTAAATTAGATAATCCACCTGAGATGGAGGATATCAAAAGAAGTCTTCAATTGAACGGGTATGCACAGCCTATACTAGTTCGTCAATCAGACAGTGGGTACGAAATTATTGATGGTGCTCATAGATATATGGCTGCTAAAGAGCTCGGTTATAAAGAATTATATGTATACAATGTCGGTGATGTCAGTGATGAAGAAGCAAAAGCATTTACAATCTGGATGCAAACTCAGGTACCATTTTATGAATTAGACTTAGCCCCGCTAGCAGTTGAATTAAGTGACGCTGGTATAGAACTTCCATTCACAGAAGCACAACTTATAGACTTCAAGAATATGTCCGAGTTTGATTTCGATAGTCAATATAAGGACGATGAACCTGTCGATGAAGACAATAGTAATCAAATGAAGACACTTACCGTGAAAATGACTGTAGACCAGTTAACAGTGGTTAAAGATGCTATTAAACTAGTCAGTGAAAATGAAAATGTATCTGAAGGTAGAGCATTAGAACTTCTAGTTGCGGATGGACTTGCAGGTTATCAACAAACGAATTATATTCCAGAGAATGAGAAAGAGGAGTAAAACACTCCTCTCTTTTTTTATTCAACAGCAGAACTGGACGGGTATACAAGATGATAATTTGACAAGTGTTGAGTTTTTGATTTATCGAGAGTTACCTCATTACCAGCTTCTCTGCTGGGTCAAATGGTCAAGCCATCTAATTCGTACTTGTAAATTGTCTTATATACCCGATTGACTATATAAGGTGATGATTTGCCGAGTTTTAATTTCCTCGAATGTGAGGGAATTAGGTTTCGTAAAGTCACATCACTACCGAGCAGCTGTGCTATTTTTCATACGGTGCTTTTGGTTTTTTCAGGCTAGACTATCCAATAGCCATAAAAACCTGCTGCTTATGGCTCCTATTCCGCCACTTATATAGCCAGTTGACAACACAAAGGCTATCGACACCTGCTACGATTACTTTCGCAGTCCAGCATTTTTTGTGTTGCCAGTTGATAGCACCAGATTGAGCCGATTTCCACCTGCACTCAATTCTATAGGCAAATGAAAAGCCTAGACACTGATGCTACCAGTTGAACAGACGATACACGTTGCACTGCGATTATAGGAGCCAACTCACAACGTTTCACGGTTTTTCGGTCGAACACTACGTCTAGCTAGAATATAGTGCACCAGAATGGAAGTTGTGCATATCATCTGTCCAGTTCTACGGTTGATGTTAATGTTCGTTCAAGCACAGGGTGCTAGCGACAGAGCATTTTACAAAGACACGATACGTATACTCGGGTTTTCCCTCTTTGTGCTCTTGCGGTGCCGTTGCAACGGTTTCTGGTTTGTCATAACCATGAAAAGGACCACCTTATCGCCAACATTCTGTGCTTGAATTGTTAATGTTCTAAACCAATTCTAACACTTGTCGAATATGGTTTCAACTGGGTACAGATTGTACCTGGTTGCCCAGTTTATTGACATATGGCAGGTCCTTGATGTTTCTTATTCTGTAATTATACTACCAATTCCTCTTTAATTGACCATCTTCTGACTTGATGTTGATAAAATCGAATTTTCCTTCAGCGTAGCTATCATTGTATACATAAACAAGTACCGTGCCATTCTTAAGTTCGTTCCTGTCTTCTGACCAGTTTTCTTCGTGGTTACTTACATAAAGTATAGAGTATTCTGTGTAGAATTGAGTTTCTGTCTTAATAATGTGATAAGCTAATGCTCCACACCTTTCTTCTAATGTATTTACTGTGTTTACAACTCCTTCGTCTGTAAATTGAGTAACTTCTTTGCCAACTATATTAAGTAATTTCTTTCTCTTGGTTGCTTCTTTAAGTTGTTTATCGTACATTCTATTGTCCTTTTCTATTAACTTTATGTATGTATTATATATCAGAAATGATAAAAAGTCAATACTTTTTTATGACTTTTTATGACTTTTTCCGAAAAAAAGATAATTATTGACTTTTTAAGATAAAATACTTATAATTAAAATGTAATGGAAAGGAGGGAGCATGAAAGAAGATAAAATAAAGAGCTTCCTAAAAAATACAGAAGGGGTAGTACTCAATACAGAAGAGTTAACTCTAGAAGATATTGAAGAATTAACCCAAAGAAGACGAGAACTGGTAGCTGATTCTGTCAGTAAACGTCAAAAAGAAGCAGAAGATAAACTCGTATCAGAGTTACAAACTCATCTGCAGAATAAAGATATACCAGAAGCCACAAGGTGTGCTATTGAGTTTTTAATAACAGTATATGGACACGAACTTCTGGGTATTTGGGCGTTAAGGTATTACAAAAGAATGACAAGTGGAGATATTACACCTTTTGATAAAGCATCTACTCAATTACTAAAAATGCGAGGAGATATATAAATAATGTACATGTTAATTTGGATAATAATTATAACAGGAATCCTAATTCTTGTAGCTATCTCGGAATACAACATAGCCAAACAAGACGAAGAATGGATGAAAGAGGAGGAGAAGAAATGGAGAAAGAAGTAAAACCTTACTACGAGGATGACTATCAATCACTAGATGAAGTCGACACAGCAGATTTACTAGAGATGAAAGAAGGTACATTAAACGACTTAAACGAAAGTGAACGCACAATTCATCGTATAAATCAGATATTAGCTAGCCGTGCAATTTACGCCACGCAATTGGAGTTATTTTAAGGAGTAAGAAATGAAATACAAGCTTCTGAAAGACACACCCACAATTAAAGCTGGAACTATATTCGAAGAAGTTATAAGCGATTATGATGAATTGAAAGAGTTGGTTAGAATTACACCAATTGGAGCAAAAACTAGCCCTCAATTTACAATTCAAGATATAGATAACTTCGACGAATGGTTCGAGAAAATGGAAGACAGTATTCATTATAAACCTAGAAATGGTGAAAAAGTCTTCTGCTTAAACGAAGAAGGAGATATCTATAGTTTCACTTTTAACGATCTCTTAAGTCGTCATAAACGTCTTGCTTTTGGGTTTGTCTATCGCACAATAGAAGAAGCTGAAAAAGCTCGTGAACGAAGATTAGCAGAAGTCAGGTTACAACAAACCTCAGACTTTAAGCCAGACTTTGAAAATGGAGATGGTGGGTGGCTTGTCTTTTATAACTATGAAACTAGAACATTGGATACTGTGCCAGACTTTAGAATTAATAGTGGCGAACCTGTACGTTACGAAACTATAGAAGACGCTAAAAAATCTATTAGAGAGAACCGAGAAGATTGGTTAAAATATTTCGGCGTTGAGGAAGACTGATGGGTGAATTAAGTGTAGTGTTTGACACTATGAAAAAAGAGCGTGAAGAGCGTCGAAAATCTCTTGAGCCAAGCCGTGTACAATACGCAACCGACTTACTCATAGAGGCTTGGTATGCCGTAGCTTGGGATGAAAGAGAGAAAGCCATATACATTTACAAGGCAAATGACAGAAAGAACCATATCGCAAAACTATATCCATATAAAGGCTGGTGGTCAGGTAAAGGTATTGGCTCAGGACGTGGTGTTCATAAATTGATTGAAAAATTAGATAATAAACTGAATAAATGAGTATAATTCCTCAGATTCTTGATAATTTCTTAATAATTTTATGGAAAAGTATTGATTTTTGTTCGCTTATGCCTTATAATAAAAATATAACATAAAGGAAAGGACAAGAATATGTTAACTCGTAAAGAATTAGAAACAAGACTACAGAACTTGGAAAACGAGGGCATGGTGGATTTGATGTTCCACCAGTGGACACGTTTCAAGTCGGTAAATAGTTTACAAATCAATATGACAGCTTTGTGGCAGAAATGGATTCGCCGTTAATGAAAGACTTTGAAATGGCTGTTGTCTTTAAGACAGAGAGCGGTAAACAGAGCAAGTCAATTGTAATTGATTCAGTAATGGAGCTAGATGCAATCATTGCTACAAGTACAAACCTACACCAAGATCCAATCACAGAAATCACTGTAGATACGGTTTGGCACAATTACACTAAAGACAATGTATTGTATTTAGCATTGGATTGGGTATATATGCCAGAAGAACGTAGATTTTATCAAGTAAAGGTGGAGGAGTAAAGAAATGGGTTATCGAGCAAATGTAATTACAAGACACCGAGAATATGGAAGTCAAACATTTAGCAATTATCAAGCATTCCAAAGATTCTTAAGGTTAGAAAGCGACAATCTTGACATAATTGGTGACTGGGATTTAGAAACTTATTATATCGAGGCAGAACAATTGGAAAAATACATTGCCTCTCTTCCAGATAATGATGAAATGAGTAATTACGAAGGTATGACTAATCGAGAACTAGCCAACGCCCTTCGTAAGGCAATTGAAGAATCTCCAGATAGAGATGTTACTTGGGAGTGGTTTTAATGCAAGACTTAATCAGCCTGACAGGAGCAGAACTTAACGCATTAATGGTACAGATTAAAAAGTCAGGTATACATAAGTCTAGAGAGCAGGTTAAATCAGAAATGGAACCTGTACTGAACGAAATGAATCGAAGAGGTAAATTGATTGCTAAAAAGTATGGTAAGAAGTTTCGCCCTGTAACATTTATAGAAGTGATGAGGTAAAGGACATATCATAATGTTTGAATCGATACGAAAATCAATCGAAAAACAAAATGAACTGCTTGAAGAAATCTTGGAAAAGGGCTCGTTAGAAAGTGTCCTGAAAGATATAAATCCTGTCGAACCTAGTGTTACGTCTTTGCATATGGATCCGTATAATTACGACGAAACTAGGAGATGTGTGAACGGTAATATCAGCTGGCGTATCTTAGAAATCACAAGACTGTATGGAGAAGTGAAATATCTGACTGAGGTAACTCCAAAACAGTACGAAGTTTTCAAGCGTATTAAAGAGGAAGCTCCGAACGGGACTGTGTGGGAAGATATAGACAACTTCATCAAAAGGTATGAGGAGGAGCATAAGAAATGAAAGACTTAACTTTTATAGAAGAACACCTTAAAACTAAAAAATATAATAATCCTGATTTTTTCATCTCCTGGAGTATTACGCTTGATGGAAAAATTGAATACTGGGTTAGGTTTTCTATGACAGATGATGAAGATGAGGGCTATACTGATTATGTACAAGTTAATGGTGATAACCTAGAAGAAATCCTAGGTAAGGTTGTTGAATATATAAAGAGTGGAAACCATTATAGCGACGGGAGATATCTATGAAGAAAATGAAGTCTAAAATTGACTGGATGTTAATAGGTATTATCATAGCGGCAAGTTTACCAATTATTGCCACTGGATCTCTGCTTGTTGTTTGGGAATTGCAAATGAATGAACAAGAGATTCAAAACAAGAACACTGAAGCTCGCTGTAAAACAGTTGGTGGCGAAATGGGCTATTCGAAATGCTATAAGGATGGAAAGGAGATTTAGATGAAATTACGATTTGTAGGTAAAGAACCTCGACAAATCTATGGCGGATATGATTCATACGATTTACAGTATGGAGATGTAATAGAGTTTTCTGATTTCTTATATTGCCTTAGACCAAAAGGCAGGACAGTCTATGTTCTCATTGAAGCAAACAGTGATGGTTGGGGTGTAGAATATGACTCTGAATATAAAACGAAAGAAGAAATGTTTTCAGATTGGGAAGTCGTTGAAATCACGCTGGAGGAAATGTCAAACTTTATTGCTGATAATATTAAACAGAGTTTGTTGAAAAGATGAGGCGGAAAGGATATCTAAATGAAAATCTACAAGCTCTACGCTAAATCACGAAGTGATAATCCTAATTTTCAAAAGCTAGATAGAAATATCCTATCTGTACTAAGTAGCCACAAGGATAACTATGAGTATGTTATTTACGACTATAAACATAATAGTTTAAGCAGTGGTGGAGTAGCAGTATTTAAGAGTGCTGATGGAAAATTTGCACTCACATGGCTGAAAGACCGACGTTGTTGGGATGCGTTCAGCAATACCCCGCTAGAGGATGGCAATTTGACATGTACTCACTCGTTGAAGCAAGTCATATATTCAATGGCCATTGAACATATATTTCGGGCTGAGGAGATTTACAGTCGTGAGAATATACGCAATTATGAATACTCTATTACTCTTAGGTTGACTATAGAGAGAGTACTACGTAAGTTAAATGAAGTGGAGAAAAAATAATGCGTGAAATAAAGTTCAGAGTCTGGAATACCTTACTAAAGAAATATCTTCCAGATAATTCAGTGTGTATCTTGCCAGACGGAGATATGGTACTCTACAATCTTTTATCTATGCTTGATGTATATAAAAATCCTTCCGATATACTGGAAGGTGAAGATATTATAGAACGATGGACAGGACTAAAAGACAAAAATGGTAAAGATATTTATGAGGGCGATATCGTAAAGTATGACGATAATATAGGCGAGGTCTTTTATGATAGCGAGCAGGCTTGTTTTAATGTATCGGGCTTTTATGATGGGTTGCAAGATTATCCGACAATGGCGTTCAGTGAAAATGGCAATGCGATTATGGAGGTCGTTGGTAATATTCATGAAATAAATGTAAATGATTTACACAAAGATTTATCTTAATTAACAATAACAGAAAGGAGTTCTTATGTGGAGATTATGGCATAAATTATTCGGTTGGGACTACATTTACTGGAGCCTGGGTACACATGGTGTTAGACGAATACGAGTAGCCCTCAATGGATTCGTCTATTTTATGTGTCTTGGTGAGATTATTAGTCTAGCCGAACCAGGATACCATAAAATTACATACTTGACCTGTTCAAAGGATAAATATATCGAGCAATAATTAGAAAGAGAATAATGATAAAAGAGTTGCGAGATAAGAAACGTAATTGTAAAGAATAGGAGTAATAATGCCACTACCAAAACCCATTAATTCAAATATTTACCAAGTCCTATCTGAATATAGGATTCTTACACAAGCCGCTCAACTTAATATTGCTAAAGGATATACTAAATATGATGACCTTCTATGTTATCAGGCTTCACTTGATAATAGAGCTTCTGAAAGTATCATAAAAGAGATGAAAAAGCTTCAAAGGAAAACAATTGAATATTGGTATTACTCTTTAATAGATAATGAAGAGAATGGCATGATTGCAATGAAAGAAACTATAGAAGAATTAAAGGGTAAAGAAGAAAATGAAAACAACTAAATTATTAGAAACGTCAGCAGATATTATTGATCTCATAGTCTACTTAATAGTTATTGTTAACATTTGTATTGCTATTTTTCATAGTGACTGGACACGTGGTATATTTTTCTTACTAGTTGCTAGTTTCGTACAAAATAGCAATAAACGTTAAGATATTCACTTACATAATTAAGACATAGAAAGGAAAGAACGCATGACATTTAACTATTACCAACTAAAAGCATTAGAAACAGCCATTAACCGTAATGGTAAAAATGAACTATTCCACCTAGCACTAGGCTTAGCAGGTGAAACTGGCGAGGTCATGGAAAAGCTTAAGAAAGCAGTTAGGGACAACGAGTCTGTCATCACAGAGGAACTGAAACAAGACCTTAAAAAGGAGCTAGGAGATGTTTTATGGTACTTGGCAGTATTTGCAGACCACCTAGATATTAAATTACAGGACATTGCAGACCTTAACCTTCAAAAGCTAGCTGACCGTCAAAGAAGGAATAAATTGTCAGGCTCAGGGGATAATCGATGAAATGCCTTAAGACTGAGTACGACAGAAAACACGACAGGAGTACCTACTAGTTCATGAGTAAACGAGATATAGAAATTAAAATTACTAAAGACAAACGCTTTAATGTAGCAGGTTTGACAGTAGATACTCTAGATGAAGCTTTTGCCCGCTATGATAAGAAGATGAAAAGAGAACAATCAGACTCTAATTGGTATTTCCTATATGTAGACAAAAGTCCTGTAGACGTTGAAAATAGACACCTGATTTTTGACATCTGGCTACCTGGCAATCGACAATTTGTTACTACCTGCGTAAATGATCTGCTAAATCCTGTATAAACATACTCTAAATCAACATAAGAGCGTTTCTAACGGGCGTTTTTGTGTTTTATGTATAACTTTATATATGAATAAATAAATTCGCATATAAGGGCTTAGAATCGGTTATATACTATTTACTTATAACTTCTGAAGTATTACCCCTTATGATATAATAAATAGTAGATAAACTTAACCCAACACGAAAGGAAACCATTATGGACACCGTTGGAATAGAACTTAAAACACCACTAATCAGCATTAATGACTTACCAGAAGGCACTACACACGTCTGCATAGTTGTGAAACACGGAGCATCATTCATTCGCTGTTATAATAACCATAAAAAAATAGCCTCTATCTTATATAACGAAGAAACCAAGTCATATACACCTACTCCTAAGATTGATTTTTCAGAAGAAGGCATTGATTACGACGAACTACTAGATATGGGAGTCAACAAAGAAGAACTAGACTCATTACTTAATGAAAATATCTAGCATCAATAGTTCACTCGTCTAGATTATGTTATAATAAGATATGAATCAATTAAGGGTCAAAGAATCCAAACTCTACGACAACCTATGTCATGCTGTCTTAATACTTCAAGCAATGAAGACTATACAGAAAGACAAGCCAGATTACATTTTATTACAAGAAAAGAAGAAAGACTGTCTATCTCGACTGATGAAAGATATCTGTAAATGTTCAGGAACGAGAAAGATACTGATAAATACCCTCACGGAATTACACACTCTAACGAAAGACAATCCAGAAGTTCATCAACGAGTATTAACCTTATATCAGACATTAGACGAGAAGCCTCCTAGGAACTAAGAACTACTCTATAACAGCCCTCAGAACAGAAGGGCTGTTCTTATTAGTTAGAGTCAATAATGGTATAATAGGCATAGATACATCGTTTACAGATAACGAATAGAACAAAAATAGAACACTAATTCGTGGTAAAAGGAATTATTGCAATAAGGGGAAAATATGGGCAAAAAATACAGCAAGGAAGACATTGAACGAATAGCAAATACAGACCCAGAACTATTAACGCCAGAAGAGCGTGGGTTTAAGAATATTATTCCGACTATCGGCTACAAAGGAATGCCACCAGCCAATCCTCGAGGGAACTGGAAAAAGACCCCTAATTTCGGTCATCGTGTTCGTAAATTGATGGAAGACGAAGAATTGCTGAGTACTATTCTGAAAAGCACTCCGAATCAGTGGAAAGGAATTGTCGATAAAACCCCTGCCGCTGTTATTGCTGCAGCTATCGTTAGTAACGTAACCAAGGAAGTAGCTAAATCACTGAGTTCAGATAAGCCTATCAGCAAAGACGTGAGGGATCTTGTAGAATTATTGAACAAAATTGGCTATGGTGAGAAGGTAGTGCATGAGGCTGGAGATACATTCTTCGATAAAGCTACTATAAACTTTTCAGTAGTCAAAACTCCAACCCTAGAAGAGATACAGAACGACAACTCTGAGGAGGACTAGTGGACAACCTGACAATCAGTGATAAGCAACACCAGGCTATTGCTCTATTGCAGAATCCAAGTATCGTTGAACTTTTTATGGGTGGTTCTGGTGGCGGCTCCAAGACCTTCACAATGGCTATGATGGTTATATTAACAGTCAGACAGTATGCTGGATGTCGTTTATTCGTAGGTAGGAAGACCCTTAAATCGTTAAGGCAGTCATTTATTCATACCTTGCTAGGACAGGTACATAAAATGTTCGATATCACAGAAGACGATTTCAAATATTCTGGACAAGCTGGAGAGATAACCTATGCTAATGGTTCTGTCGTTATCTTTGGTGAATTAATGAAGAACCCATCTGACCCAGATTTTGCTCGATTCGGGTCCTTAGAAATAGATATGGCTTTCATTGAGGAGGCTGGTGAGGTGAGTCTAGAAGCTAAGAATGCTATTCGTTCTCGTGTTGGTCGTGGTGTTATGGCTAAAACAGAGGGCATACCAGGCAAATTGATTCTATCTGGAAACCCATCTCAGAACTTTCTGCGTACCGAATACTATGATCCATATATGGAGCTGGGTGGTGGTGAGTACCAAAGCTGGAAAATCGGAGAAACCACCGCTAAATACAGGCGTAGAACTATGAGCCAGGTTAAAAAGATTGAAATGAAACGGTGCTTCTTAAGAATGTCTGTGTACCAAAACCCGTTCATTCCACAAAGCTATATAGATAACCTGAAAACTCTTCCTGCTAGAGAGAGAAAACGACTACTAGACGGTAACTGGGATTATGCAGATGATGAGAGTTCACTGTTTAAGTCAGGATTGATAGATAAAGCTATAACATATGAATTGCCTCAACCAAGTGAAAAGTTTAATAAAGTTATCGGAGTTGACGTGTCTGACTCTGGTGGAGATAGGTCTGTCTTCTCTCTAATAGATAACGGGGTGTTGGTGGCTCAGAAATTATCTAACGTTCAACTCAATTGGGATAAGAGTAGCGAAGAACCACTCAGTTATCTAATTGCCAATGAACTGATAGAGTTCGCTCAACAGAACGGATTCCAACAGATAAATGCCAACAATATAGCAGTGGAATCAAACGGTGTCGGCGTTGGTTGTTTGCCTGCTGGGGAATTGGTATTAACTACTGAAGGTCCTAAGCAAATTCAACTGGTTGATGGAAAAGATACGCTAATAGATCATAATGGACTACCAACTCGAATAGTGAATAAACAGATCTATACGAATGCTAAAGAAAAGCTATATAAATTAAAGATCGGCAATACGACTCAGACAGTAACCTTTACAGGTGAACATCCTATCTGGTCGTCTAAAAAACGAGATGGACAGTACTCATTCGTTCCAGCTTCACAGATAAAGGTGAACGATTGGCTGGAGATGCCTAATGTCTATAGTGAAGTAAAACCAATGCCCGACCTGTCTAAATATGATTTTGATTACTGGACAAACAGCAACCGTACCATTAGAATGAATGATATCGTACAAGAAAAGGATTTTTGGTGGCTTGTGGGATATTGGTTAGGTGATGGGTGGATTCAAACTCGAAATAGACCTGATCGCCCACGAAATAGTAGAGAGGTCCATTTCTGTTTCAGTCCAAAAGAGCGGTATTACTTAGAAAAGATACAGAACATCTCTCAGAATCTACTTAATCGTAAAGCAACAGAGTATAAAAAACCTGCGGTAGATAATGTTGTAATTCGTTGCCGTGGCTTAACTGACTTCTTAGAGGATACTTTCGGACAGAAGGCTGGCGGTAAGAATATAGCTGACTGGGTTAAGTATATTCCGCATTCACTTAAAAGGGAATTGATAGCTGGATATATCGAGAGTGATGGAACTATGATAAGAGCGGAAGAGAAACGATCAGGCAACGCTACTTATTACAAAATGTCAATGCGTTCAATCAGTAAGAAGTTACTAGAGGATTTCAGAGATATTCTTGATTCGATTGGGATTGTAGGTGCAGTGAGGTTAATGTGTCCAGCCAGAGTGGAAACTATAAACGGCAAGGTATGTCATTGTAAACCATCATATACACTTGCTTTCGGAGCTGCTGCTACAAGAAAGTTTGTTATGTCAAGACGCAATGAACCCTGGAGCAAGTTGAATAAAGACATACCACCACTCATACAGAAAGATATGAGAAAGAATGCTTTTGTACGAGGCAATAAGATTTATCGCCGAATTATAGAAATAGAGCAGTCATATATTGAAGGTACTGTATATAATTTTGAAACTGAATCGCACACCTTTATGTGTCCAAATGTGCTTACTCACAATTGTCGGGATGCTCTACGCGTTCGTGGCTGGAACTTGACAGAATATGTAGCCACCAGTAAATCTAGGTCAGAAGGTTATTACAACTTAATGCTGAACATGGATGCAGGAGATGTAAAGATATATAAAGATATCAGCACTATTGGTGAGTTAAGGAAAGAGCTGAGTGCACACACCTATGAGATGGAAAACCAAGAACCTAAAGTCTTGAAGAAGGCTAAAGTGAAAGAGGCTCTAGGACGTTCACCTGACTTAGCCGACTCTTTCATGATTGCTAGCTGGATGTGGGACAGGAAAGCCAACCCTCAAAAGGATCCAAAACGTAACGCTAAGCGTATTTCGTGGTAGAATAAGACTAATGATAATTCTATTTCAACGAACATGTGAAGGATGTGCTGGCAACCGTGCTATAGCAAAGATGAAGCAAGTCTGTGCAACATATGGCGAAGAGTTGGACGTGCGAACCACCTTACTCTGGGAAGGTTGGGCTAAAGATGCCGAGAAACTAGAAGAAAAACTAGGAGTCAAGCAACCATTCTTTTACAACACCGAAACAGGCAAAGCTCTAGAATCTAGCACCTTCACTCTATTAGAACAGATAGAACAATTCGTGCAGAACAGATAAACCTTGACATAACCGACATCCTTCCTTATAATAAAAACTGGAAAGGAGAGGATGAATAGATTTGATATACTTGTCTTATGAATAGACAACAAGCAATTAAGAACGCTGTAGTTGCTTTATCTCTACTCTTAAATGGAGGTAAAGGAAGTGGAAACTGGGGACATATGGGTAGACCTGGTAAGCGTGGTGGAGCAGGTACTGGTACCGTAGGTGTTAGTTCGAGCAATATCGCAAAGATTATAGACTCGGCTAATAAAAATGGCGGTATGACTATCGACATTCACGGCAATACTAAACGAGAAGGTATAGCTTTTGCCCCTCATAAAAATAGTGAGGCAATCATTAGTACAGATAAACTCGGTGCAGTCGAGCTAAAGAAGTTCATTGTTAAGAACCTAGATAAACTTCGCCACCCAGATGCTAACCTTGGAGGTTGGAAAAACCCAGAGGACGGTAAATGGTACCTAGACATTTCTCATGTAGGCAAGTATGGTAAAGATACCATTAAAAAGGCTCAGCAAGCTAAACAGCTAGCAGTGTTTGATCTCAAGACATTTAAGGAAATTAAAACAGGAGATATCAAAGATGGCAAATACACCCCAATCGCAAGCCCAGAAGCCATTTATAATGAGCATTTCGGAAAATGAAACAGCAGATGAGTTTGCTAACCGAATGCTAAAACAAATGGGTTTCAGCGATTCAGATATAGAAGAAGCAGACAAAATCATAGCCGAAGAACAGGAAAAATAAGAAATAACCCCTTAAATAGGGGCTTTTCTTTTATATTCTTACTAAAAACTATTGACTTTCTATTCAGAATGTCATATAATAAAAATATAAACGAAAGGACAGTAGAATGGAAACACCAAACTTCAGACTAGCAATAGAGGAGCTAGTACAACGATATCAAGACAAAGACTTACCTGAACGTATTAACACGATACTTAAAGACCTAAGGAAAGATGGCTGGACGAACGTAAAGGAAGATACATTCGGACTATACGCTGAAAAAGCAGGTAAGAAGTTCTACGTAGATTTTCGTACGGTAGGATTGACAAAGAACTCTAATGTACTTGATAAGGTTCGTGACAAAGCACCTAATGCAGTAGAGTTTGCTTGGGATGGTTGTCATAAGATTTATATACTCGAGAATCAAGAAGAATTAGCAGAGGCTGAGAAAGTTGGTTACGAAATATTAAACATTGAACCTTCTCTTAAATCCACCTGGGAAGAGAGTTGTGAACTTAGGTTTATTAACTTCTGGAATCTAGACAAAGATCCTATCATTCCACAATGTGATGATTTGTAGAGGACACGTAATGACACTATCAGCAGCTAACAAAGCAAGACTACATAAAGCCTTAAATACAACATATAGGTTCGATGGACATACAGACCACCCAATCTTCTGTACCTTAAAAGAATACCTCGATAAACATGCTGTAAGCTTCCATACGGGCAGTGTAAGTAAATATACATGGGAATATATAAAACGCAAACAAGAGCACGAGAAGCTGTCTAACGCCGAAATAGAGGCACTAGAAAATGAACGTAAGACTACTTATCAAGTCTATTTCAAAGATGACTCATTTCTAGACATTCCTAAAATGGTATATGAATACTATGTAAATGAGTTAGGTAAGCCTGTTAAGAATAAATGAAAACTCCAATCTGCAAATACTGTAAAAAACCAGGACATTACAAATACCAATGCTACAAAGCTATGTGGGATAGTGGAATGCGTCCTAAAACCGTTTCTAAGCGTGTTTCAGCGATTAAAAAGCCGAAGTTATATAATGTATCGTCTTCAAAGAAATACACACGTCCAACGCTTATAAAGCACTTAGATGAAGTATTCTCCAAATACATAAGGTTGAAATATGCTTTACAAGACGGCTCCTGCGTTTGTTATACCTGTGGAAAACGTTACTCCTGGAAGATTATGGACAATGCTCACTGGATTAAACGTGGGTATTTCGGTACTAGATGGGAAGAAGATAATTGCCGAGTATGTTGCAGGAATTGTAATCGAACTCTCAATGGCAATTACGAAGTCTATACTCCAAAAATTAAACGAGAATTAGGACCTCAAAAGGTAGCTAGATTAGAACAGTTGAATAAAGACTATACCAAGATTCCTGATGTAGAATTAGAACGATTAATTGCTTTATATAAGGTTAAAGTCAATATGCTACTGAATAAGAAGAATTAGACATAAAAAGTATTGACATAAGCGACAATATTCCTTATAATAAAAACATAAACAAATGTAAAGGAAAGGACAATGTTTATGAGAATACAGGTAAGGTACCCTAAACAAATCAAGGTGGTTCATCTTACGTCTAAAGAAGCTCGTATGACAGGTTTCAAAGGAAGTACAGTTCGATGGAAACCAGTTAACAGGACGGTTCAAATACCAGTAAGAGTAGCAAATAATGGACCAAAGGACGGAGAGTTTGATGATGTCTAAAAAGGTATATACAATGAGCGGTGAGTTTACCATCACCTTAAGCGACTTTGATGTGTTGGCTACAGATGTTGAAGACGCTGAGTTGAAGTTTGAAAAAGAGGTTATTAACAGCCTAAAAGACCTATACCCAATGTGCCAGGTTGATACTTCAACAGTAGAAATAGAAGATGTTAGAGATGACGATTATGACGAACTCTAAATGGTACGAATCAGACCCAGACAGCAAGCCTAGAAATTATGTAGCAGGAATAACTCTTACTTTAAGAACCGTGCTACATATAGAAGCAGGCACTGAAAATCAAGCCGAATACCTAGCAGAACAACAAGCATATGAAATGGCTAGAGAACTAGGGATAAACGGTTATAAGATAGATGTAGATTATATTAAGGAGGAACAATAAATGGCAGGAAAACCAAACGACAAGGTATTTAAGACTATGGCGAATAAATTAGGAGGAGAAGACGCGGCTCGTAATTATTATCGAGAACTTGGACGAAGAGGAGGCTCCGTTACAGGTGTTAAGAAAGGTTTTGCGGCAAATCCAGAATTAGCAAGACGAGCAGGTAAAGTTGGTGGAGCTATTAGCAAGCGAGGCAAAGCAAAGGAGTTGTAATGAAGATAGATGTGAACCATGTTAACTCTCGCAAGAAGGACGTGGAAGTAAAGTTAGAAGACACGTGGAGGCAGTATAACGAAGACTTACAACCTGCAGACAAGAAGGAAGAACCTGACGAAAAGAGTTCTAATGTCAAAATTAAGAGTACGATTTCTGAACACGTAGATAAGGCACAAGGTGTACTGAAACGAGTGGTAGAGATTATGAGGGAGTATACGAAATGATGACCTTGGTTCAAATCCTAGGCTTTCCAGTCTTAGGTATTCTGGTAGTCCTTGGACTTATAAAAGTTCACAATATATTATTCCCGTCGACAACTGTACATAAATTGAAGGCACAGGATTCTAAAAAGATAAAAGATATTGAACTCGAAGTGAAACAGATACAGAAAGATGTCCAAATGGATAAAGAAAGAGCACAGCAGTTCCTACAATTCCAGATTGGTATTCTGATGGACTATGCTTGTGAGTTCATATATAAGAAGTTGAATAACCTGGAAGATTACGAAAAAGCACCTCAAGAATTAAAAGACGAAGTGGATTCACAATTCCTTGTGTGGATAGATAAACGTCATCCAGAACTGAATAAAACAGAAGAATAAGACCGTCTGATATAATTAGGATTAGATATAACAATCCTTAAACAGAAATATTCAATGGGTCTTTTAGATAGAATCACAAATATATTTTCAGATGGTAAAACCACTAATAATAATGCGGCTAATAACTTTCTGCGTTATGGCAACAAGACTAATCGATTAAATCCAACCTGGAGTGGCGTAACAGTTGCTCCAGAGGATTCTTATAGAGGCTATCCATACGCGGCAGTCCAACGTAAAGGTAACCGAGTAGCTAGCATTGCAAAACGAAACCTATATGTGGATGTTACACCTGAATTGTTACAGGAATACCAGAAGTTAGGAAAAGACCCCATACACCCATACCTTAAATTGATTCAGGAATCTACTAGTTTTTCAACCAAGAAGTTCTGGAAGACTATATCTATATACCTAGACTTAGCTGGACGTTATTATCTAGGAGTAGTTCGACAACCAACCAATTACGGTATGAGTTATATTAAGAAATTCGTATTGTTAAATCCTTTTGAAATCAGACGTGTAATAGATAGAAACGGACAAGTTGCAGGTTATGTTGAATATAAGGCAGATGGAAGGAAGCGTAACTGGCAACCTCATCAGATAATTACATTTATAGAAGAAAGTCCTTTTGATACTTCTCAGCCATGGTCTATGGTTGATGCCGCTAAACCAGCTATCTATACCCTGAACCAATCAGGCGACCACACACGTCAGAGCTTGAATGGCAACTTGAACGCACCAGGAATCATCACAACGGACGTTATTCTAGACGATATCGATTTCGAAAACTTCAAAGCACGAATTATGGCAGGAACTAAGGGTGAACCTATTTTTGCCAATGGAGCAGGAGCTGTTCAGTGGCAAGATATGCAGATAGACCTGAATAAGGCAGCTCTATTGGACATCAATGAAATTAACCGTGATGAGTTCATAGCCGTAGCAGGTGCTTCTAAAACGAACCTAGGTATTGAACAATCTGGCACAACACGTGAAACAGCTAGGGTCCAAGATGATAACTATATTCGAGATTCTATTGAACCACGAGTAGAGGATATTACAGACGTATTAAACCTAGACTACCGCACTCACTACTCGAAAGAGTTTGAAAGAACTGGCTATACCATTGAGTTAAGAAGTGCCCTTTCTAAAGACTACGATTCTGAAATGAAAGCTACAGAATTAAGAAGCAGTCAGGCAGCACTAGCTCAAGACTTGGTAGATAAAGGTTATACGCTGGAAAGTGCTGTGTCATACGCTACGGGTAAATCTGACTTAGAAGACCTAGTTATCGATGAAGATAGATTAAAAGCCGAAGAAGAAGCTAGGAAAGCTCAAGAGCAAGCTGAAAAGGAAGCTAAAGAGCAAGAAGCAAGTACTCAAGAAGAAAAACCTGTTACGGAGAACTCTCCTATCAATATACATATTGAATCTCCTAAAGCACCAGAAAATAAAGTTGTAGTACAAGAATCCGACAAACAGCCTATCGTAAATGTTTCTCCTGTCATAAATATAGACAATTCTACTCAAGAAATTACTGAAGACAAGCCAGAAGAAGAGGAAGTAGATGAACCAGATGATCAGGGTTGGGTAGGAGCTAAACTTGAAGCCATAAATGTGCTAGATAGACTAAATAATTCAGGATTAGATACTTCAATTCTTACAAATGTCAGTGATTTGTTACCTGAAACTACTAATATTCCAGGGCAAGAGAACCCGCACGTAACTCTAGTGTATGGATTAAAGGACAAACCTTCTGAAATCAAGGACCAAATCCTTAAGATTGTTGAAGAATCTGGACTCAAAGAGGTAACAATTGAAAAAATCAGTCATTTTCCTATAGATACAGGCTTTGCTCTAGTTGCTTTACTTAAAAAGAGTGATGAATTAGTCAAGGCTCACGAAGATTTACTCAAATTAGACCATTATACCCAGAAATACCCAGATTACAACCCTCATATGACTCTAGCTTACCTAGATGATATGAAAATTAACGGTGAATTAGTCAATCCTGACGAATATTATGTTCCATTTGAAGACTTGGTAGGAAAAACCATTAAAGTTACTGATATTGACTTAGATGAGGACTCAGATGGTAGAGATAATATCGACGATATAGACAATTCATACCATAACGACATCACACCCGACGACTTTACCAAGGTAGAAACTGTCTATAATGAATTGATAGATAAATTATTGGATGTGCATCAAAGAATCCTTAATGTTTCTTTGCAAAATATCACTGTCAATTCTTTTACTCAGACAGACTTAATGCCTGCAGACATATCTAAGGACTTTTCTACAGAGATAGGTGATTTCCTTAAAGAATATTGGCTATATATCGCACCCATCTTTGGATTAGCATTCACAAGAGCAGACCGTCTAGGAGGAGCTCACCCTGAATACGTGATGTCTAAGGAAATTCGAACATTCATAAATGAAAGATCTAAGGTTTCGGGTAAAGGACATCTGGATACCGTCTTAAACGACGTTCTAAGGACTTCTAACAAGGCTTACTCTCAGATAATGAGTAATATTGCCATTCAGCTCATACAAGAGGCATACGAACGAAATCCTGACAAGTTCAAAGACTACTTTTCTAAGAAACCTACAAAGAAGCAGATACAGAAAGCTATAGATAATACAGACATCCTAGAGGCAAATCGTAAGATATATGACAAAGCTAACAAGATGGCACTAGAAGGCTTTTCTCGTGATGACATAATAAAAGACATCAGACAGCAATTCACGGAAGTATCTAAGAATCGAGCCACTCTTATTGCACGACACGAAACTTCTAGAGCATATGTACAATCTCAATATGATGCAGACAAACAATTACTTGAAGTTACTGGTAAACTAAAGAATGCATATAAACAACTCTATTCTCGAACAGGACATCCTTGTGCTTACTGTCAAGAGTTAATTGATAGAGGACCTGTACCGTTTGAATCTAACTTCCTAGATAAGGGAGATAGCATAGATATAGTGGAGAATGGTAAGAAGTATACGTTCACAGCAGATTACGAGGATATTGTAGGTGGCTGTTTACATCCGAATTGCAGTTGCTCATATAAGCTGATTATAAAGAACAG